CTGCTGCAGCCGAGCCATCGGGGTTGGCCGTCACCCATGCCGTGCCGTCCCAGATCTTGGTGACGCTCGGGCTGGCGCTGGTGTCAATCCAGATCTGACCCCTCGCCGGGGTGGTCGGTGCCGTCGCGCTGGTCACCGTGGTGCCAACCTGCGACACCCAGGTGGTGCCGTTCCACACCTTGATCACGCTGGGTGTGCTGCTGCTATCCACCCACACCTGCCCAGCGGTGGGGCTAGCTGGGGCGGTGGGGCTCCCAGCGCCCGATGACACAGAGACAAACGCTGTGCCGTTGTAGATCTTCAGGACGGGCGCACCGGCAACGCTGGTGTCCACCCACAGGTCACCTGTTGCAGGTGCCGTAGGAATTGTTGAGCCAGAGGTGGTGCCGCTACCAGCGCCTTGCCATGCGGTGCCGTCATGCACCTTGAACACGGGCTTGGTTGGCACCGTCGTATCCAGCCATGCCTCACCGGCAGTAGGCGTGGTGCTTGGCGTGGCGCCAACACGCACGCCAGCAATGCGGCGGACAACACCAGCCGAATCTTTGATGTAAGCCGCAGGGCTGGCAGCGTGGATCCCCAACGCCAGTTCGCCTGCGGCTAGGTCGGTGGGCAGTGGGACCTTGTCCGCTGTAGCGCTGTGCTTCAGCCGAACTTGAATAGACACTGGAGAAAGCTCCCGCTAATCGAATGACTGCCCATACCGGGCTGCCGTCAGTCTAGGAAGCGTCTAATACGACCCCCCGTCGATGGCGCCAACATTGATCCATTGGCCGCTGGCGGTGTACTGCAGCAGGTTGTCAGCCGCGACTGCAGGGTCAATCGTGACGTCCAGCAGGTCATTGAGGTGTGTGGCCCCGCCGCCACCGCCCGCACCACTCAAGGTGTCAACACGAACCCAGCCGGCCGTAGCTCCGTTGCAAAGCACCCAGTCGCCGTTGTCAAAGTTGACGCCTGCAGCTGCTGGGGTGCCGTTACCTGCAACAGTCGCAACGAGATAGACGCCGCTCAGCTTGTCCGAAGCCGAAGGAACTTGATCGCCAATCTTGAAACCCTCAGTGACGCCAAACGGTGTCAGGCCCGTAACAGCGCCAGTTGCGGCGTTAAAGGTGCCGCAGTACCGCAGGTTTTCTTGGCTAAGGCGGCCAAAACCGATCGGGAACCACGAGTTGGAGTTCCACATCCGCAGTTGCCCTGTGGACTCCTGCAGCCACAACGCTCCAGCGTGAACGCCCGTCGTCGGTGGCGCCCCTTCCTGTATATACGCCGTGGCGTAGTCAGCCAGCTGGGCGCGGGTAATGCTCCCGTCCCCAATCCGCCCAGCAGGCAGCACGCCATGCGTGATTTTTGCCGCGTCAATCTCCGGCAGATCCGCTGCTGTCAAGGCGCGACCACCTGTCACCAGGCCCTGCGCGTCGTAGCTGATGACTGGATGCTCAGCTGCGGTTACCGCATTGCTGATGCCCAACGCTCCAGCGCCATCCACGCTCAACCCAACACCAGGCTTGACGCCGCCGACCGTGGTGCTCGTCGCCAATGGCAAATTGACAGCGCCTAACGCAGCGCTCAACGTGCCATCAGCGGCCACGCTCAATCCGCTACCAGCTTTGACACCGCCGACCGTGGTGCCTGTTGCAGGCGGCAAATCAGCGCCCGTCAGCGTTCGCGCTGCTGTGACCTGACCAAACGTGTTAAACGTCACCACCGCGCCACTGCCAGGCGCAATGGTGGTGTTCATCGACAGCGCACCATCACCAGCAACGATGAGTCCGCCAGTGCCTGAAACCTTTACCCCGCCCACTGCTGCCGTCGTTGCCAACGGCAAGTCAGAACCCAGCAACGCCCTAAACGTTGGAGCCCCTGCAGAACCGCCAGCGGCAGCACCAGCAAGCACCGCACCAGCGGCAACGTTGCCTAGCTTGCCCAGCCCAATGGGGCCCGCAATCTTCCCGTCAGTGATGGCGCCATCGGCCACCTTCAACGTCGTGACCGAACCGTCCGCCAACTGAGTTGTCGTCACCGACCCCGCCGGCAACGTGACACCACTGCTGAAATCCACCTTGATGCCAGGGATTCCACCCGTAGGCGCCAGCCGTGCCCCAGCAATGAACAGATCCAACGGGGTCACCCGTTTTGTCACTGCCGCTGAAACGTCCGCCAATGGCAGCTGATCTAACGCGTCGATGCCCGTCTCAGGCAGGGCCGTCAACTGCGAAATCTTCAGGTCAGCCATGCCGTCAGCCTCAGGCGTTAAACCGCTAGGGCCAGTCTACGGACGCTAGACCTCCAGCAAAATCTTCCCGTCGCCTGTCTCCAGGTTGATCTTGTCAGCGTCTTCCTGCAGCAGGTACTCATTTGGCACCGTGTACAGCAGCTGAATTTCGCCTGTCGTGACGAAACTGATCTTGCTGCGAATCGGCTGATCTGCTTCAAACGCCATCCCCACGTTCGTGATCAGGCAATCCACCGCATAGAACAGCGCCGCTTTGGTTGAAACCGCATCTAGCTCGTCGGTGATCGGCGTAACGCCGCCACGCTTCAGAAAGAACACCCCACGAAACTGACTGCCCAGCTGCTGACGCAGCACCAGCTGGTGTGCGTAGTGCGCCAGCTCCACATCAGCCGTAATCCCTCGCACGCTGCAGTCCGACGCCTGCCAGTCCCAGAAACAATCCAACGACCCACCGCCGCTGATCAACCCGCTGACCTGCTGCTGAAAGGCATCGCCAAGGCTGGTCACATCCACCGCTGAGCGGTTGGTGCTCAGCTCATAGGAGATCACCTCACCTAGGCATCGCGCCGGAGCGCCGCTGGCCATAGACGCGGTGATCGGGTAGCTGCCGCTAGGAGCCTGCAACGCAATGACTGCAGGCGTCTTGTTCTGCAGCGCTGCTTCCCATGTCTTGAACAGACGCAGGCCACCCACTGCATCCACATGGACAAACCATTCCCCATCGGCGTGCTGCTGCCCGTCTTCCCACCCATTCGCGGACACAAAATCCAATGGCTGCGTCGTGCTTGACCCATCCGCCGCCAAGCGTTGCAGCCGAATCCGGTCACCCGTCACAAAGGTGCCATTGGGAAAGTCAAAGCTGAACCGATTGGACAGCGGGTCAACGTCTCCCGTGTTCAGCTCTGAGCGAAACTCGCCCAGCCCGCTGCGTTGCAGCTGAACAAGCCCTGCGCTGCCGAGATAAACCGCCATCAGATCACCCCCAGGCCAGCGCCAATCAGATTGCCCGTCACCACAAAGTCAACCGCTGCTGTCAGCACGTCACCCGCCGCAGCTTGCATCTGTACTGCCGTGATCACCACGTCACACTCGATTGCCCGTTCCTTGGTCTGGCCAGCCACTGCCAGCTTGAGGCGATGCTTCAACCCATGCGGCTTTGCCGTGGTCCGCAACACGTCACCCGTCAACGCTGAAGCCTGCAGCGCTCCTGCGTCATCCTCATACAGGAACACGGTGCAGCTGCCGCTGTAGCTCTCAACGCCGCTGATGTAAGTCCTGGCTGCATCGCCCAGCGTTGTTGATTCCAGCGCGTCAACGTTGCCGCTGAAGCTCCAACCTGACACGCGGCCCAGTTTGGTGCCGTCGCAGTACAACGCCCCGTCAATACCAGAGAGGTAGCGCCCCATTCGCTCAGCCTAGATGACCTGTACAAGGTCAACTTGAACGCTGGCTAGCCCTGGTGACAGCCACGTCACCGTGGGCGCTCCGCCATAACGCCACGTCAGCCCAGACGGTGCCGTTGTCATCCCGGCAAACACCGCTGTCGGCAATGTAAATGCCTCCGTCCCTGCTGCCAGTTGGTGGTGGTTCACCACCAGCCAGACATCCACCTCTTCCAGCACCGCATAGGTCAACGACAACGTGGCGCCTACTGCCTTGGATCCGTAGCGCATTCGCGTTTCCGTGCCTGCCATGCCAACGAACACGCCGACAGGTGGCGTCCCCGGCTGCCATGCACGCGCCGATGGGGCCAGTGACGGGAAGTTGGCAATCATCAACGTGCCTCCAGGCTGGTGCTGGTCAAGTCAAGTGTGATCAAGGACCGCCCCTGTGCATCGACAGGGAAGTGCATTGCCGTGATCGACACCACTCCGTCAGGCCCCTCTTCTACCGCATCCACTTGGTAGAGGTAGTCATCGCCCAGCGTTGCCATCGTGACGCGGATCAGGTCACCAGGCAGCAGTTGCCGCCCCTTGTCGGCGGTCTGGAACTGAATGCTGTGCGTCACATGCCGCCGCCGTGCCAAGACGTATCGCGCCGCCAGTTCAGCGTGGCTGCGCTGCAAGCAAAAATCAGACAGGTCATGCTGCTCAAATGGCCCCGCAGGCGCTTGGCCTATGTATCGCACCTCGACGGTCACAGTCCCGCCAGGACGGACAGCGTTCTGCTCAGAGAACACCATCACGGCACAGAATGCCTTGCGATCTGATGACGGCACATAGGTTCGGCGATAGCCAGCCACGTCATCCTGCGTAAAGCTCAAAACAGGCGTCACCGCTCCGGTCAGCAACGCTCCGCTTCCATCAACAGGCAGCGTCGGCACAATGCCAATCTTTCCGTTCGCCTGCCTGACATGGCAGAGGAAATACGGGCAGACCGCGCCCAGCCATTCGCGCAGGTTTTGACTGGTAGACAGCACCCCGTCGTAGCGCATCCCATAGCGGGACATGAACGCGGCAGCCAACCGCAACGCCGCAATGTCGATCTGCTCTTCCCTGATCCCCTTGCGCAGCAGATACAGCGCCAGATCAGCAAAGGAGTGGCTGCTGCCAACACGGTCCCCGTCCAGCAGCCGCTGCACCTTGACGCCTTCGCGCACATAGGCCGTCACCTGCTTGAAATACTCGACGCCTCCAGGGATGCGAACAATGTCAATGTTCCCCTTCAACCCCAGCAGCGTCAGGTCGTTAAACAACCCAGCGTCCGTATTGCTTGGCTGCACGCCAGCGTCGATCTGAAGCGTCTCGGTGATTCCGTCAATACGGAACGATTGGGTCAAGGTGCCCACGCCAGGAGCAATGTTCCGCCTACCTGTCCCGTTCAAGGCCAGGATGCTTGCCCTGTGACCCCATGCTCGATACGCGTTCTGCGTGTAGGAAAGCAACGGATCGGCAGCTCCAGACCACGAGGGGTCGTGATACTGCTGCGGCTGATACATCACCAGCGGATTCCAGCCTCGCTCCTGATACAGGCTGTCAAAGATGACTTTGTATTTGGCAGGCGCCAAGCCATCAATGGTTAGCGCCGTCTCTCCATTGCCCACCCAGACATAGCCTTCCCGCACCGTTGCGCCACTGGATTCGCGGATGACGCGGTAGCGATACCGCACTTCGGAATAAATGACGACCTCTGCCTTGTTGGACAGAATCTGCTCAGTCTGAAAAGTGTAGTGATAATAGGCATATGAACCAGACGACCCCGCCGCATACTGCACCCAGGGAACACCTTGGCTAACGCCATACGCGGTATTCTCGCTGATTGTCCGCTGAGCAGAGGTGACCCCAGGCGGATACGAAAACCATTGAGTAGCTGAATACTGAAAGTTGGCCGGATAATTTGCGTTCGCATCTACAAAGCTGCTATTTGCACGCACAAAGCATTCGCCTGAAATTTTCAGGTCAAACCGTGTCGTATACGCGCTCTTGCTGCCAAACGTCGCCTCTCCTGCATCCCTCGGCAGGCTTGTGCCATCGCTCGTGATGGTCTGCGTCCACGTCACGTTGCCCGGCACAATGTCCACGCAAGGCGGGATCGCCTGATACGCCTGACAGGAGACGCTGCTTAGGTCTTGCCATTTGCCGCCGCCGTAATAGATCGCATCCGCTGCAACCGCCCCCAGCTCCCCTTGGCTCAACAGATAGAGCAGGCTGATGTCACGGCTTTTGATGCCTAGACGGATCAAATGACCCATCAGCCACAACCCGCCAATATTGTTTTCAAACCGCGTGAACGCCAGCGGCACCGTGTCGCCTACCTGCGCCACTGACTGTTGACGCTCTAGGTCATACTCCTTGCTCGTCTCATCACGCCGCTGCACCGTTGCCAGTGCCCTTGATGCGTCCTGTGGATAAATCCTTTCCATCAGAGCTTGGGCACGTTGCCGATCAACGCTGTCGTCATCCGCCTGCCTGGGATCTGTGCCGTCAACGCATCCAACGCCAGACCCAGCTCCAGCGTAATTGCGACCGGATCAACGCTGGCCCCCACCACCTCGCCCAAGAAAGCTGACACCAACACCCTTGACCCATTGGCAGATGCTGGATCCACTGTGTACAGATTCAGTTCCACCAGATACTGCCCCTGAATTGCCGCTTCGGTGAACCTGACCATGCTGGGCAATGCAGGCAAGCTCAGGCTTGATGACGCCTCATCCGCCGTTCGTGTCACCACCCCAGAGCCAGCATTGAAATCTTGAAACGTTGCCCCATAGGACGTTTCGCCCACATAAAAGTTCTGCCAGTTCGCGTAGGTCGTTGACCCGGAATAAAACCGCACATAGCTGGCAATGCCTTGTGCCATCAGATCACCCCTGCACGCTTACGCGCTGACGGGGAGCCACCCAGCGTGGCAATGGTCTGCTGTACTGCACTCGACAACAGCCCAGGCACATCCCGGCGGCTGATGTACGACTGCCCGTCAAGCTGCACCGTGCTGCCGCTGTAGCTCACGTTCACCTGCGGAGTGCCGCCACCCAACACGGACTCGCCCCTGGCACCGCTGGCATACCGTGCCATGGCCCCAGACATACGGCTTGCTGGGATCACATACTCAGGCTCCCCGCCCTCGCCAATCACCGCGTTGGTCCGCCCAGTGACGTATCCGCCGTCGGCATAGAACTTCTGATTGACCGACTGCCCGCCAGCCGAGATCGACATTGACCCCGTTGGCATTGGGGTATTTGCCCGGCTCCCTGCTACGGCACGGTTGGCAGCGGCAATGGCGTTGGCGGCATTGGTCGCCTGCATAGCCGCCTTCCCGTAAGAGTCGGCTAGCGCATCGGCCCGCTGCTGAGCGATGCCGATTTCCTTGCTCTGCAGCTTGGTGCTCAGCGCAATCTGAGCCGACAGGATCTTCTGCTGCAGCTGCGCTGCGGCCACCCCGTTGTTGATGATCTCGATCTCCTTGGCGGCCTTCAGCTGATCTTTTGCCAAGCTGATGACTTCGTTTTGCGCCCCAAGCGCCTGGTCGTACTTGGATACGTCCTCTCCGCGAGCGGCCATCAACGCCCGCTCGGCTTCGATCTCTTTGTACTTCAGCTCGTTCTTCTTGATCTGATTGGCAATGTCACGCCCTGCCGCAGCATTGGACGCTTGCTGCGCCTGGTACTCCAGCTCCGCCATCTTCACGGCGTTCTGGAACAGCAGCACGGCGATGTCCAACCGCTCTTGCGAGGTCTTGGCCTGCCCGTAGGCGTACTCCAGCTGATCCTTTTCCAGGCCAGCTAGCGCCTGCTTCAGCGACACAACGGCTTCTTGCTTGTCGTACACCAGCTGCGCCCTTGCAGCAGTCCTGTCCATCTCTTCGGCCAGGAGCTTGTACGACTCCTTGCTGGCATCAACGGCGGCTTTGAAGTCCTCCTGGCTCTGCGCTGCTTCCTTAAGGGGCTCGTCTGCTCCGTTCAACGAGTTCAGCAATCCGGTCCACTTATCGCCCGCAGCACCCGCTTCGCCCCGCAGCCGCTCAATTTCCTTGCCGGCACCAGCTAAGGCGCCATTCAGCACATACGTCGTGGTCGCCACGGCAGTCACGCCAGCGGCAACTGCCGCCCAACCAGCGGGGCCCGTCATCCCCAGCACGAACGCCTGCGCAATGCCAACAGCGGTCGTCGCGGCCTTCCACGCCTGATACGCCTTAACAACGATCCAGATGCCTGCTGCCAGCGGCGCAATCGTGCGGATAATCCCCATCGTGGCCTTAGCCACCGCAACCATTGCCTTTGCGTTCTGCCCTAGCCAGCCAGCAAACACCTCCACATAGCCAATCGCCTGACCGATCGCTGATCTGATCTCATCGCCAAACGCCTTGCCGATTGCATTCCCAGCCTCCTGCACGGCTGACTGCAACGTTGCCCACAGACCCTGCAAGCTGTTCAGCTGCGCCTTGGCTTGCTTCTCGTAAGCCGATCCAGCCTTGGTCAGGTTCTGCAGCGCCTTCTGCACCTGCTCATAGGACACCTTCCCGTCGCTGATGTCCTGCTGCACCTTCGCCGCAGCATCCGCCGTCCCATACATCACCTTCCCGAGTTCCTGGTAGATCGGGATGCCTTGCATCGCCATCTGCTTCAGGTCCATCGTCGTAGCCCGACCCACCGTGCGGATCTGACCCAGATTCACAGCCATCAGCCCCAGGTCAGCGCCCGTAGCCCCAGCCACCATCGACAACCGCCGCGTCATGTCCGCTGCTTCGTTTGCACTGGCGCCAAATGACAACAGCGTCTTGCCCGCTGCTGCGACCTGCATCGTGTCGAACGGGGATTCGACGGCGATGTACTTAAACGCCTCGAACGCTGCTGTCGCCTGCTGCGTGCTGCCCGTAAACGCTTCTAGCCCTAGCTTGATCTGTT